CCGGATGATCCCACTCAACAATATGGACCCGCCCTGCTCCAGCTTCCGTCCGGGCGCGTCTTGCTGTTCCTGCGCTCAGGACAAGACAACGGGCAGGTTGACGTGATGCGCTCGGACGACGACGGGACGACCTGGGAGTATCAGGCCTATCGGGTCCTGGATACAGCGATGGCGAACGCTATCAGCGGGCTCAAGGCCGAGTACTCAAACGGCGAGGTCATCCTAATCTGCCAGACAGCGACAGGCCCGGACGCCTCGGTGTATGCCTCTGACGATCTGGCCTGCCAGTTCACCAGGGTGACCGCGAGCTGGGCCGGATCGGTAGACACCAACGCAGCCGCCTTTGATGTGGTCGCCAGCACGGGCGGCGGGTTCGTCATTATCTACTGCGAGGATGACGGGGCGGACACCGACTACTTCACCATCCGGGTGCCGTCCGCCTTCGTCTATGCGTCCACGTCAACGAGGGTTCAGGTTGGATCGGGTGGCTCTGGTGGGACGGGGACAGAAGCCGCAGCCGTCTGGCGGGACGAAGACCTCACCCTGTACGCAGCGACCCAAGTCGGCAACGCCTCGGACGACGCAGACAACGTGCAGGTCTTCCGATCGCTTGACGAGGGGGACAGTTGGGACGCCTTCGCCAATCCCGCGTACTACTCCGGCCTCGGGTCCAACACCAAGCTCTTCGCGTTCACGGTCGCCTGCACCGGCGGCAAGACTGCGTTGATCACAAGATGGACCGACGCCAGCGGGAACAACACCCGCGCAAACTACAGCGTCGCTGCGATCTGGCTTGGGGGCAGCGCAACTCACACCGCGCCCGCTGAGGCTTGGGTGGAGAGCTACCAGGACACGGACTACATAGCCTGGAGCAACATCACAAACCCAAGCGCCGTGCGGGTCGCCGGGGCGTGTTACCTGCCTGTCGCACTGCCAACGAACCTCGACTGGGATAATTCGTTTGTGGGGGCATCTGGCGCGGGAGCCATCAACTCAGACCAGACCCTAAGCATCTCCGCAGACGCGGGGGACTCTTGGACATACGATCGCCTCGGGCCGGCGCTGCTTCCTGGTGCGACAGAGTTTGAGTCTGACGGGGTGTTTCTGGAGTTCGCCTTGAAGGTAACGGATGGCGGGGACCAGTCCGACAAGGAGATATACCTGGATGCCGTGATCGCAGACGGAACAGCCAGCACCCCCAGCAGCACCTGGGGCTATCGGGTGTCCTTCCTGTTCGATGGGTCCGGCTTTAACGTCTATGACGAAGCCGCCGCCGCATCGGTTGGGACGGTCACCGCCGAGACCGAGGATTTGATCCACGTCCGGGCGATGATAACGAAGGGTAAGATCTCCGTCTGGTATTCGGTGGGGCGCGCGGCTAGCGACAAGCCGGCGATCGAGTGGAGCGAAGGCCCACAGTCACAGACTCTGACCGACCTGGGCGCGGCAACATACAGGAACAAGGTGCGGTGGGGATCGGACTGCACCAGCGGGGGCGACGCCGCTGCCGACTGGTCCATGGTCGCCTATTGCTTCTGGGCAGGCGGATGGTCTCCGAGGTCTGAGGCGGCTGCCGTCTGGTCGTCTCCCGAATCGCTCCACCCGCGCAGCTATTCAACGTCGCCCGCTCTTGTCGCAGACGGGGCGCGCGTTCACGCCTCCTCCGGTCCGTCCACTTTCGGGGAGAGCTGGACCGTCGAGCCGGGCTTCGATTATCCGATCGCCAACATCCTGCCGAGTGTCGCCCCCAGTCCTCGCAATACGTGGAGGGGGAGCAACAAGGTAGACAACGAGATCGTGTTCCAGCTCACCGGAACAGGGATGGGCGTGAGCGCGTTCATGCAAGAGAGCCCCATGCTCGGGCTCGCGCTGTTCGGGATCAACTTCAAGCAAGCGATCCTTCAGCGGAAGGTGGGCGGCGGCTGGGTGGATGTGGCTGAGATCGACGCGGCTGCGGGTGGCTTCCAGGGTCCGACCAACTATGAGCGCTACGGCAACCGGGTCAGGCCTGAGCAGGGCGCGACTCAATTCGTCTCTGAGCGCTTCGTGAACTGGGGCGACTTCACGGGCGGCACGTTCAAGATGGACTCAACCTATAGGCGGATCGGCGGGAACACCTCGGGGATGTTCACCAACGACCTCACCAAGTATCCGGTCTTCAGCCTGCTCGACATCGACTCAGCCGACCCAACAAGCGGCGACTGCGAGGTCTGGTCACCGAATGCCTGCGCGATCGTCTCAGGCATCACGACATACAACTCCCAATACTTCCGCCTCGTCATCCCTGCCCAGACCACAGCCGGGGATTCCTACGTTGAGATCGGAACGATGGTCGTTGGCCCGATCGTTGCCTTCTCGTCTCAGTATTCCTGGGGCCGATCTATCGGCCATGATGCATCGACGACCACCTTTGATCTCCCTGATGGCTCAAGCAGACCTAGGGAGGATGGACCAGTCGCCCGTGAGTTCGAGTTCGGGTGGCGCGATGGGGTAGACGGCTCGCCCGTTGACGGCTTCGAGCAGAGCCCGGACTATATCGGAGACGATGACGGGTCTTACCTGGCAGCCATCGGGGCGCAGCTATACGATCTTGAGGGCATCTTCACGGAGCTACAAGGCAGCGTGAAGCCGCTCGTGTACCTGCCGCGAATCGTCAACGACAGCCTTGATCAATTCACCGGGCCGCATCGGTTCGCCCTGTGCCGGATGACCGGATCGCTGAACCGCCAGGCAGTCTTGGGCAACGAGGACTCGTCGGAGCTTGCCCGGCTTAACACCGTTACGCTCAAAGAGATCAAGTAGTGTTCCAGCGCTCTGACCTCGCAGGCCGGGAGCTGGTCTGGTTGCTTGACCTGACGCTTGGCGGGCGGGTGATCTACCTGGCGAAGCAGGCCGAGGAGGTCACGATCGAGGGGGAGACGTTCAACTATCTGCCTGGGCTCGACTGGGGATCGTCCATCGCTGACGGGTTCGATCTGTTCGCGGACTCGCCATCGCTGAAGCAGGCAAGCCTCACCCTGTACCTTGAGGGGATCGAAGACGTCCCGGCGATGATCGCGGAGGGGCACGACCTCTCAGCCGCAACGGGCAAGCTGTGGCTGTGGGCAAAGGGGACGGGGGATCGAGTCTCGTTCGTCGACGGCTATGTGGCGGATCCTGAATATGGGGCCAACGATGAGCCGGTGACCCTGACGCTTGAAGAGGTGCCCTTTGAGGACAACGCCCTGTTCCCGCCCTCAACCGCGCGCGTTGACTCTGACACCTGGCCCGATGCTGCCGATTCGCTAGACCTTGAGTTCTATCCCTGGATCATCGGGCATCCCGGAGTCGCTCCGGCGGTCGCCGCCGCTCCCCGCGTGACCGGGAGCCCGGCTTATCTTGTTGACACCGGCACAGACAAAGTATTGGTCGCCGGTCATCCCGTACACCTCCCGCTGGTCGGTCCCCAAGTGACCATTTGGGACATGTCGGCAGATCCCGTTGTGTCTACCGACTCGGCCTTGGGGGTGGGCGCTGACGGCTCGGGGCGGCAGGTGACAACCGCGTTCCTTCCCGTCGGGTGGGACGTATCCGGGGAAAGCGAGTATTGGTGCGCGTGGCCCGATACTCAGGGCGGCGTCATTGGGCACGACGGTGCCCCCATCCGGGGCGCGGGTGAGGTGCTCCGCTGGGCACTGGAGCAGTCAAGCGTCAGGTGGGACCGTGGGCGAGTGGCTGCCATCATCCCGGAGCTTGCGGGCTTCAAGATAGATGCGGCGATCGTTGCGGGTCCTGATAGCCGATTCTCGCCGCTGAGCTGGGTTGAGGAGCACCTGCTTCCGATCCTCCCCGTCAGCGCCCGTGTTGGCCCGGACGGTCTCTACTTCGTCCCGTTCAACTACGAAGCCACAGCCGCCGACTCAGTGGCGGATATCAGCGCAGACCGGCGGCAGATGCTTAGGGACGCTGCGGTCCTGTACTCCTCTCGGGGAGATGTCGTCAATGAGTTCCGGCTGGGATATAAGATGCGCGCCGACGACGACAAGCCATCGTCAACCCTCATCCTGACTGGCAGCGATCAGACCCTCGACGACATCTCCGGAGCCATCCCCAATCTGTCCTGCCGAATCAGTCACACCCGCTTCGGCTATCGGCGCGAAGACCTCGCGACGTCTGTAGTCTATGACTCGGCCACAGCCGCCAAGATCTGCCTGTGGCGCGCGGCTGCCTTTGCGTTGCCGTCCCGGCAGTTGTCCTACAGAGTGCGTAAGGACTTCGGGCACCTTGTCCCTGGCAATGTGGTCACCCTGACGGACTCGGAGATCGGCCTGGATTCCCAGGCCTGCTTGGTCGATCAGGTGGACTGGTCCGAGGATGCCTGGCTTGGGTTCACCTTCAGGGCTATAGACCTCCCAGCTCGGGACAGTTTCTGATGACGGGGATCTCACTCCCTCGGTATTGTGGGGGCATGGACCGGAGGAGTGTAGGACGTGCAGACCGAGTTGATTGCTGGGATCGCTACAGCGGCAGCCACGGCGGCGGTTGCTGTCTGGGAGATGGGCCGGCGGCTGGTCTCCTCAAAAGAGACTTCGGAGTTCGATGAGATGGCTGTTCACCTCCAGGAGATCCGCCACTCGATCCGGGCGCTGGATAGCCGATCCAAGATGGGGGATGTGGACGCTACTCATCCCCACCGTTGCCGCCACAATGACGAGGCCTTGAAGGAGGCGACAACTGCGATCCGCGAACTGACCCGCGCGTTGTATGATTGGCGCGCCGCTCTAGTCAAAGACGGCTCAGCCGGATAAGTCAGTGCCCAAGTTCAGCAAGCGGAGCCGGGGACGGCTCGACACCTGCCACCCGCGATTGATCACCCTGTTCGATCAGGTGATCAAGTCCTATGACTGCACCATCCTTGAGGGCTACCGAGGCAAGCAGGCCCAGGATGAGATGCTCAGGTCCGGTCGCAGCAAGCTCAACTATCCAAAGTCAAAGCACAACAGCAGCCCAAGCCTTGCCGTCGATGTCGTGCCGTACCCCATAAACTGGCAGAACACAGAGCGGATGCGCCACTTCGCGGGCTTCGTCTTCGGGGTCGCCTCGGTGATGGGGATCCGGCTGAGATGGGGCGGTGATTGGGACGGGGATGTGATGACGACAGACAACGGGCTGCGTGACCAGTCATTCATGGACCTGCCTCACTTTGAGCTGATACCGGAGGACGACTCTTGAGACGCTTCTGCACCAAGGTTGAGGTGCTCACCATCTTTGCGATCGGCGCTGTCCTTCTCATCCTGGCGATCGTTGCCTGGACGAAGGCAGCCGGAACCCCAAACCCTGGCCTCGTGGCCGACGACGCGGGGGATGATGACTCCGCAGAGGAGATCGAAGATGTCAATTAGCCCGAAATGGACCAGCCGCAAACTGTGGGCCTCGATCCTTGGGGCGCTGCTCCCCCTTGCTGCGTCGTTCCTGACCGGCGAGATCGATCTTGAGAAGGCGTTGCAGCTAAGCTCGGCCATCATCATCTCCTACGTATTCGGCCAAGGCGCTGTAGATGCCATGGGAGCCCGCGCGGCGGGTCCTACTCTCGCAAGCCCAGAGGATCCCGAAGCCTAGCGATCCTAGAGTGGATCCTCATCCGCGTGGGCGCGGAGCTGGAGATCGAAGATGAAGGACAAGATCAACGGAACGGTGGCGGCTCTGGTGACAGCCGCGCTGGTGGGCGGGTTCGCATGGGTCCAGGAGATCGGGACCCGCCTCGCGCTGGTTGAGGACGATCTGGGCGAGACGGTGGACGTGATCGCGCTCCTCCATCCGCCGCAACGGGCAAGCGCTGAGCGGGCCTCGGAGGCATTCCATACCGGCGACGCGCACCAGCAAAGGCGCAGCAAGCTGGAGCGGCTCAGGGAGCAGTGTGAGGTGCCTCCTGAGCGACAGGGGGACGACGACGACAGCGCGGCCCAGCCGCTCAATAGCTAGGGGGACAAGATGAGCAGACGCGATCGGAGAATGCTGAAGAGGCAGGACGCGGCAGATGCGCTCAGCAAACACACCGGGCCGGTTCTCAGCATGCTGGGCGAGGTCGTCCACGATCTGTCAGAAGAGGTCGCGGGCCTCCGCACCTTTGAGCAGGACGCGGCCTTCGCGGCTGAGCTGGCGTGGAGGCTGGACCGTGCGATCAAGCTAAACGATCCGCTACTTGAAGCCCTTGACGGGGTGATCCTCTTCTTCGTTGCCTTGGCTGCGGTGGGCATCTGGCGAGCCATCGCAAGGGGGGACAAGCTGCGGAGTGCCCGCATCGATCGCATCCAAGAGCGTCTCAAGAAGAGGGGCCCGCAGATGGCAGAGGCAATGCAGAAGAGGCTGGAGCGCAGGCTGAAGAGGATCAAGAGGCGAGCGGCTGCCGCTAGCTCATAGCGTCAAGGACTGCTCGGCCAACAACCTCGGCCAGCTTCGGCGGGACAGCGTTGCCTACTTGTTTGTAGCGGCTCCCCTTCGTCCCCTGGAACGGGTGATCTTCTGGGAAGTCTTGAAGGATGGCGCACTCTTCGATGGTCAGTCGCCTGCGTCCTGTGGCGAGAAACAAGGCATCGCTCGCCCGTTCCAGGCCGCTGTGCCGGCCGGCGATGTGGGCGACACCCCGGCTCCCCTTGACCTCGGTGGCCGTTACTGTTGGGGCTGGATGGTCAAGAAGGCCGACATCTAGGCGCACCCCCGGATCGTTCGCGTGGAGGTACTGGTTCCCGCCGTTGGGCACCGTCCCAGACGGCCCCCCAACCGAGTGTGCCACAGCCCCAGTCATCTCCGTCCTAACGTATCCACTAATCCCCAACGCTTCCCCGACGGTTGCCCATGGGAGCATCCTGCGGCCAAACAGATCTGCCTGATGGGTGGGCTTCCCATGGGTGGGCTCAGGGCGTCTTACTGAGGCAGGCCCTGCAATGACGACCACCCGCCGCCGATGCTGCGGAACCCCGAAGGATGACGCATTGAGCACAAACTGTTGGACGACTGGGAACCGTTCGCGGAGCTGGGACAGGATCACGAGGTCGAAGTAGGCTCGGGGGCAGTCCTCCGGGCCGAGGCACCCGCCCGCACACTCTCCCTTGTGCTGTAGCAGCCCGGTGACGTTCTCGGCGGCGAACCACTCGGGCTTGGTGCGGTCAATAGCGTCCACCGTCCAAGGCCAACCGTTGCGCTCATCCCCTGGGCCGAGTCGCTTGCCTGCGGTGCTCCAGCATTGACAGGGGAAGGACGACCACAGCAGACCGCAGCCGACCCACTCAGGCTCATATAGGCCAAGGTCCCTCACGTCACCCTCGACACAGGGCAGCCCGGCAGCCCGCAGCGTCTCGCAGGCGTCCCCGTCCCATTCAATGCAGGCGAGGTGCTCAAAGCCCGCAGCGCTGAGCCCTAGCGCAGCGCCCCCAGCCCCGGCGAACAGTTCAACGACGGTGGGCTTGCTGGTCATAGCTCGATCCCAGAGGTCTCCCGATTCAACAACGGTGCGTCGCCCTGGATCCTCGCCCGTGCGATCTCTGCGTACTCCTCCGACAGTTCCATCCCCAAGAAGCGGAACCCGCCCCGGAGGGCTGCGATCCCCGTCGTCCCTGAGCCCGTGAACGGATCGAGGATCAACGATCCGGGTTGCCCTCCGACCAGGACAGATAGCCAAGCCATCAGGCGAACGGGCTTCACGGTTGGGTGATGGTTGCGAACCTCCGATGCGGTGCGGCCCGCCCCGGCTCTCGGGCTCTGGGTTCCTGCGCTACCCTCCTCCCTGTCTACCGCATCCGATCCAGACATCCCCGGCAACCACTCGCAGCCCTCCTCCCGCTGGGACCGTGACGCCTTCGGGCAGGCGTAGACGTTCGCGGGCCAGCGTCCGAGGTCGCCGCCTCCCGTCGCCTTCAGGCCGGGAGATCCCCAGCCCATAGGCTGCGGCATTCCTCCCTGGGGGCGCGACGTGTCGTCGTTCTCCTGCGGTCCCGGCCAAGCCTCATCCCCGTAGGCGTACCGACACCCGTCGATGTTCAGCGCCCCTGTCCCCCACTCCAAGAGGTTCTCTGCGACCGTCCCGATCAACGGCTTGCGAGCGATGACCGCAGGCTCAAGGCAGGGCTTGAGGGCGGTT